TGAGGATACGGAAGTGTCTCCAAATGCTTTTCCTCCTGAAGAGAAAGAAGTTTTGCGTTCGCTCTGACAATTCGCACAAAACCAGGGACAGTCCTAGATGCCTCGAACGCGAGTCCTAGTACATCTTCTGTTTCTGGCTTCATGTAAATTGCCGAAGCGTTTGTCTTCTTTTCTTTCATTTGACCGCCGCTAGAGAAAAGAGTTGAGTTTATCTCAGCAACATCTGCCGAGACCATACTCTTCTCTTCGTTGACAGACAGACCGATCTCAGCGCCGTTCCGAACCACGGCTGAACGGAGATCGGTCCTTTCTCTAGGCTCTCGGATGAGGAGATCATCCCCGTTAATTTTACACTTGTGAGAAGACCATTCGGCAAAGCTGATCTTGCGAGCAAGATACAAATCGGTCAAGGACATGTCAACACAAGTCTTATTAATGAGGCAAAGCAAAGGAAAACTCATCACACTTCCCATAGGCTGTCCACGGTTGAAATCCTGATATCCCTCTGGATAGTCAGCACCAAGGATTTCCGTCTCCAGGTCAAAGAGACGTAAATCACCGAGGACCCGCAAACATCTGGCCTGCTCGGAATCCAGATCAATTGCAGTGTCTATCAGTTCCTCAATGGCAGTCTGAACATAGACTTTCTTAATTGAATCAGTGGCAGCAGTATAGTCGAAACTATTGAAGGGACCACTACCATTCAAAGAAGTGACATGTTCCTCAGTTGGATCTCCCACGAGAAGCCAACCCATGTCGCCAAGAAAACTGTACAGGGAAGAGTGAAGGGGGGTGAGTACCTCAGTATTGTAAGAGGAGTAACAGGTAACGATTCTCGGCTTCCCCTTGGAAAAAACCAGAGCCGTACGACACCTGTCAGAAAATGACTCCTCATTCCAATTACCCCCAGTCTTTACTGAGTGAAGGAGAGAAGCACTGCCATTGGGTATAAATGAACCAGGACGAGTATTCCAGCCACGAGGAATATTCGATCTGAATACCCCTCGAAATGAATTCAGATGATCCTGGTTCACCTCAACCGGCTGAGAAAGGAAACTTCGCCACTCGTCTACTTTCTCAGCGAATCTTGGCTCGCAGTACTTACAAACGGACCTTTCTGCTTTCATACATGTCTTAACGCTTAATTCTTGTAATTCATTGAGTTTTTCCGGCATCATTTCCCGTACTGCCTTCCTTAACTCTCCACATTGAATCTCGTCGCGTAAAAGATCACGATTGAACGGAACACAAAGATCGATAGAAAGCTGCTCAGCAAGACAAAGCGCCTGAGCACGAAGCTTTTCCGATCGTGTGCAACTTGACAGTTCAGCAAGGGGCTGGAACATGTTGGAAGAACTGTTCCTCGAACCCTCTGCTGACCTTTCACCGTTGATCACAGTAGTCTTTTCTTCTTTACGAGCAGCACGGGCCACCCGAGCACAATGACGTTTTTTTCGTTTGAATTCCTTAACGTAGCGGAATGGAGTCGCATGTCTTGTCTCTTTTTCGCTGAGCTCATACTTGTTGTCGTATGCCATAATTGGTGACCCTCCGAGGAGGCGCTCCGCGTCTTGTCCAGGGCCACGGCCCTGACCAAGAACCGGCCAGGTCCCGGCACTGTCTGCTACACAACTGAATGCGCCGCTGACAGTCTCTGAGGTGCGATCATTTAACTCGGGAAC